GTTTACCAAAACACGAGGACTCAGCTACGTAGAAGTCCTCTAGCGGAAGAGAATGAGAATTTTATTGGAAGGAAACCCATCACTGCCCCCGCGAAACTAAGAAAAGCAGTGATTGATGATGTTCTTCATGACCCAATCCAGAACGGACTTAACGGTTACAATAATCCTTTGAAGGATATTGATGACAAGTATAATGATGTTTTGGAAGAAGTTGTGGAAGAAGTCTATGACCGCGTTTGTTCGATTAAGAGCGGTACAACCTATAAGGAGCTATCCTGGGAGGAAGTTCTGAATGGAGTTGATGAATATGTATTCACTAGAGCTATTAAGATGAATACATCATGTGGAGACATGAGACCTAAGTTTGTCTATAAGAATAAATGGGATTACATATATTGCACATCATGTAATCCAAATGGAGATAAATCGAAAGGATGTGTATGTACAGATTCAAGCCAACGAAAGCTGAAGATGTACCCATGGTTTCAAGACCATGTTGAGGAAGTTGAACAGAAGATGATGAACGGAGATGAATTACGATTGTGTTGGATGATGCAACTCAAGGATGAAAGACGAAAGTTAGAAAAGGTTGAAGCCTTTAAGACACGCATTTTTTCAGCGTGTCCCCTTGATTTGTATCTGATAATGCGAAAGTATTATGGAGCTTTTATGGAACACTTTTCATTTGCTGGAGCTGGTTCTTTCAGCTCTGCTACTCTCAATCCCCACTCACAGGATTGGAAGATATTGTTTGATTACCTATGTGAGTTAGCCGACAAGGATTCGTTAATTTGGTTGCCCGGAGATTTTAACCAATTTGACGCCTCTTTGAGGTGGAAACTATGCAAAATGATACATTGTGCCGTCATCGATAGATGGTGTTACGAGAGTAGAAGGCGTGTAGTTACCCCTCAGGAGAAGAGACTAAGGATGGCCGTTTGCGTCCTAGTCTATCAAGCTTTTTACAAGATCCTGAATATTATTTTGAGAGCTTATGGAGCGAACCCCTCTGGTTCGCTTATGACTATGATTATGAATATACTTTACAATCTCTCAG